AACTTTTCCTCATCATTATTTCATGTCTTAGTTCTTGGAGTTTCCTTATCCATTCATCAAGACGATTTATTAAGTAATTTTTCGTTACATCTTTTTTATGTATCTCTGTATGCCACCTTTTCAACAAGGTGGAAATGCTATACAAAGAGTCCATATAAGACTTTTTGTTATCTTCAAATGACATGGGGATTATCTTAGTTGACCGACTTTACCAGCTAGTTTTACTAATCGTTCACTTATCTTGTGTAGTGCCTTATGTGTGTTTTTCCAATAATCCCTTGAATCGACATTGAGTTCATTCTTTAACCTTAAATTCATATCGATTGTCTTTTCTAAATTCTTTAAGCTATCACGAGTTTCCCTCATCGCCTTTCCAATTTTTTGTTTGGTAGTTAATGAGTCGTCATTACGAAAATCATGATACTTACCTTCTTTTCTTAACTTTGGGTCATCGGCAAGTTCATTATCTGTACCGATGGTTGGGTTATATGAACCACCACCATAGCCGGCCTTCTTTTTCTTTTTACCTTTTTTATTCTTTTTAAATGCGTAAGGTGTTTTGTAATGAATATTACCCGCGGTTGCAGTAGAAGATGCTTCTGCCAACTCCTTTTGGATGAGTTGTCTTATGTACTCCTTTAGTTTATTTCGAGCGGACATTGTCAAGCTCCTTAATGAGTTCGTAATACCTCATTAGAGAAATAACTTGTTTGTCCTTGACAATGCGACCTTTGGTAAGGTTTTCTATTTGATTAACAGCTTCTTGTAGTTTAATCCTTGTGATATCATCATTTATATTTGGAAGATGGGATTCTAAGGCTGTTTTTATATTCTGTACTTCATCATTGACAAACTCTCTTAGAGAATTGGTATTAGAGATATTATTTATATATTCTTTTAAGAGATTTTTTTGTGGAGTATTTAGAGTCTTGTATTTTTTATTGAAATTATCAACCATTAATTGGTAAGATAATAATCTAAGGTCTTTATCTTGACCTTTAAATTCTTGAATTACTTCAGTATCATTTTTAACTGATGAAGGTATCTTTTTACCAGTGATGTGTTCTATTATAGTGAAGTTACTATCGACCTCATCTAAAGGATTTAGAGATTCAATTGATTCAGATAAGAATAATTTATATACAGAAGCATATACTTTATAATTTGGAATACGAGAACGGAAAAAATCTTCGGTCTTGTAGTTTTCACTTATTGACTTTATCAAATTATATTTTTCGTTCTTGAGTTTTTTCGAATTGATTTTGGAACGAGACTTTAACACGGCCTCAATCAATCTTTGTGCCTTGGCAGTTGAATTGTAATTTGTTTTTACCAACACTTGATAAAGTTGATTTTCTTTACCAATCTCGGTACTTTCGTTAAAATATTTTTTGAGCAAATCGATAGATTTACTTTTTTTATCATCACTTATAATATCTTGTGTGATTTGTCTTGATAGTAGCTCGAAAAGAATACCTGTATTCTTAATCTTCGAGTGTTTTACTCGTTTACTCATTTAATACTCCAATTCTCCGTATAATATCTCTTATATAAATATAAAAACTTCTAATAATTCGTTATTTAGAATCATTATTTAAAGAATTAACATCGTCTGCGTATTCTTTTTCCACATCCATTGTCTCTTCGAGAAGTTTTCTATCATTTTTACCTAATTTTTTTAAATCTTTTTTAAGTGCATCATAGTGTGCAAGTGCTATTCCATATTGTTTTCTTCTGTCATGACTACCTAAAGGGTCTCTACCACGAGCTCCACTATCTTTTCCGAATTTATTTCCTTCTTTTGGTCTACCACCAATCTCATCACCAGTCCTACCTATGTTAGCGTCACCTAAAGCATCTTGGTCTTCAGGACTTAAACCACCACCGATATCATCTCCACCACCCATCATAGCACCTTGTGTACCAACGGCTTCACCACTTTTGACTGGGTCATTACCTTCTTGTTCGATTTGGTCATGTCTGAATTTTCTCTTTTGGTCTTTGATAATTTGTAGTCTCATTTCTTTCTTTTGTTCTTCAGTAAACTTAAAAACATTATCATATACCCATTCTGTAGATGCTAATTTTGAATCTATCATTGATTGTCCAAGAGATTGTTTAGAATTCCACAATTCAATTTTTTCTTCTTCATAAATTTTTGATGGGTTTGTTAGACTCAATTCAAAGTTTACCAAATCTTCATCAGTAAATCCTTGAGAATACAAATGAACTATACCAATTTTAGTCAATTCACTAATCAATATTCTTTGTATTCTTTCAATTGTTCTTGCAAATCTCACATCTTCAGCTGCTAATGTTGCTTTGCTACCGAGTGATTCTTCATAACCTAAGAAAGCCTTTGGTACTTTCAAAGCGGCCAATAGTTTATTTCTGAGATATTCGATATCATCTACCGCTTCATATGTCAAACCAGGTAGTCCTTCAATTTGAGTACCACTATCCCCACCACGAACAGGTAGGAAAAAATCTTCTGTAAGATTCTGTATATTATATCTTAAATTATAATCACCATCATTATCCATAACTGGAGCTTTCTTCATCTTATTGATTATTTTTTGCATAAAGTTTTCTACTTCTGCAGGTGGTATATTTCCAATGTCAATCTTGAAAACTCTCTTTTCAGGTGCTCTCATGATTCTATGAATTAACATAGCATCTTCCATAAGAGATAATTGTTTCCAAACCTTACGACCACCTTCAATCATTCCCTTACCATAAGGTAAAAAGTTAGAATCACTTAAAAGTCTAAAGTGTGCTATCTCATAATTTTGAAAATTCTTTTCACTTCTCTGATTGGAATGTCGTTTGTCTCCATCTTGTACATGAAATGTAGTCAAGTATGGTTCATTTGGGTCTTCTCCTTCTATTCTTGTAACATCATATGTTGAAAGAGGTACAACATTAGTTACACCATACTTATCTTTTATATCTAAATAAAGATAAAAATCACCATACTTACACATATTTCTTGTCCACGGCCACAAATTGAACTCTACATTCAAAATATCATAATATAGGTTTCTCAGTATATCGTAAATATTTTCATTATCTGATTGTATGGTCAATACATCTCCGTACTCAGACCTCATCGTAGATTCATCAGCGTAAATATCTAAAGCACTTGATATTATTGGGTCATTGTCCATCTCTTCGTAATCTCTAAACAACCCTATCTTTTGTGATTGAAATGTAATCTGTTGAGATTTACCATAACCACCTGTTGCCAAATTACTATACAACCTTGAGTATCTATCTACAAGATTATCCTTTGTGGTTTGTTGTATTCTATTTGTATCAGCAATCTTTAATTTTCTTCCACCTGCATGTCTTACAATCACATTTGTGGAAAATAATCTTCTAAGTCTTGCTCTTAATTTTGATTCGGCCATTTTATCCTCTTGTTATTTTATTAACCAAGTTAAATCTTCTTTTCTATCACCGACATCCATCTGCCAATCTTTGTTTTTATTTTCACTCGGTGTATAGACTGCTTCGTAGTCTACCATTCTACTTAACACTTCTCTTTGTAAAGCCATACCTTCAGATTTCAATCTGAGGGCTGTATCTCTTACCCAAAGTCCTATAGCTAGACTCATGACTAAATCATCATTATATCCGCTCATTGCTTCGGCTCTGTTATTGTTATATATAAATACAAACAACTCATCTATTAATCGTGAAGAATGTGCAATTACTGACTTTTCTCTGAAATATTCTTCCAATTTAGCTATTACCAATGGTCTTGTCTTCTGTGTCATACTGAAACCAGGTACCATTTGTCTGTCTGAGTTTCTGTATCTGTTTGTGACTTGTCTAGCCACATCTACATAATGTAAATCCTTTGAGGTGTAGAATAAATTGTCGTATCCTCTATCTATTACTTGTTGAATTGCTGCCCAACCAATACTTGAATTCTCAATTACAAGTAATGCGTTATTGTATTCTTGAGCAACATTCATACACAAATTACCAAAATCTTTGGTAGAAATCTTTCCTTTATATTCAGCAACTTGTTCCATAGTCTCAACATCAATCACATGAAAGGCTGAAAAGTCTTGTCCATCACCACGAGCAACATCACCAGCAACAACATAATCCTTTGTATAATTTGGTGGTTCCCAAATCCATAAATTACTATCAAATCCTCTTTTCTCTAATGGTTCTTTTATTTGAGTTGATTTATATTCTTCAAGAATTCTTGGGTCAATCACACCTTGACCTGAGGTGATGAAGTCACAATCACATTCTTGTGCTGCCTCAGAAGGACCTAACAATTTATCTTGTTCATCTCTCCAATCTTGTTCTCTATCGGGATGTACAGTCCAATGAAGTTTAATCATATTCCAATCGTTACTACCTTCTTCTGCTCCAACCCAAGTTTTATGGAACCAATTACCAACACCATTAGGTGTGGATAGAGCGATACATTGACCACCAGTAGATAATGTACTTTGTGCAGCAGTCCATATTGTATCAATCTTGTCGATGAATGCTGCCTCATCTATAACGAGTAAAGATAGTGCCTCTGAACGACCTGCGTCTTCAGTACTTGATATAGCCTTTACTTGAGAACCATTCGAGTATCTGAGTGATAGTTTATTATCCTCAACACAACTTGACCTTACCCAACTCGGTAAGTTTGCGTGCATCACTCGTATTTTAGTAACTAAATTTTTTGCGGTATCTTGTTTTGTTGCAATTACCAATATATTCTTATCAGTTTGAAATGTCATCATCCATAACGCATATCCTGCAGTCAAAGTTGAAATACCTAACTGACGAGCCTTTAAAATAATGTTGTAATTATTTTCCTTAAAATCTTTGAGAGAAGCCTCTTGAAACGGATAAAGTGCAAATGGTACTTTACCCTTGAGTGGATGTTGAATTACCGCATACTTCTTAAGAAAATACACAGGATCAACTGCACACTTTAGATATTCTTGTTTGATTACCTCTTTGATTTTAGCTTCAGACATTATTTAAGTAGGTAAACCACTCCAGTAGAACCTATCACTACTTTTTTGACACCGATTGGAATTACCTCTTTGGCAGTTACTGAACTACCTGGTATACTTCCACCACCTGACGCGTGAACGACAACATTGGTGGCATTTTCAATTATAAAAGCTTTCGCTTCATTCGAACCAGTTGCCTCAAATGTCGTACTTGAGTCTACTTTTATAATCTTATTATATTCACCAAGATTACCCCTTACGGATGGAGGTGTTCTATCGACTATTCCCATTTATTCTCTCCTATTTTGAAAATTTTCTTAGAAACTTTACTGCATCTTCTATATCTTCTTTATCGAAAACATCCACCATTTTTTTAATTTCATTTTTGGTTCGTGTTAGTTTTCTTTTAGCGTTTGCTACAGTTTTTTTATTAATTCTTTTTCTCTTTAACAACATATCTAAATCATCTTGAAGTTGTTGTTTTTCTTTTTCGACCTTTGATATTATTTTTTGAAGTTCTAATATCTCATCAGGTACTTTGTGAAACAAAGACTTGAACCATTTAAATATTCTCTTTATCATCCTATAATCTCCATCATTTTTTTATAGTTTGTTTTATTTGGTTTATCAAAATCACTATCTTTAGGTTTTTCATATTGAGCATAATCATCTTTGTCACGAGTCACCTTTTCTTCAACTTTTTTTAATCTAAAATTTACAACCTTTCTTCCATTTATTGTTGGCATCCCATGTTCATCTTTACCGATAGACTTTACTTTTATGGGTTTATTTTTAAATCTACCACCCATAATTACATCTCCAACATTTACATCAATTGTAATAGACATCTATAAATCTCCTTTGAAAATATCATTGATTTGTTTTTTAAGTTTTACTCCCGCCCATTCTGTAGACGGAATTAAAGAAGTGTTTTCTTGTAATATGTCTTCCATTACCTTTTTAAATATTTTGAAAAATATTATATTTCCTTTCATCAAATTAAACATTCTTGTGAATAAATCTTTCCAAAGATTATCCGTACCTGGCTTACAATGTAAACCACCAAACATAAATGTATAACTCGTATGTTTATCTATCAAATCTTGTGACTTATCGATATCAGTATCATCTTCAAATACACCATAATGATAAAGATGTGAAGTTGTCCCTTGTATCAACTGAATCAATGATACTAAAATCATTGAATACAATTTTTCTTTTTCATCATCTGATGAATCAATGTAAGTATTTAACAAAGCTGCAATCCATCGTAAATCTAATTCAATCAAAATATCATCTATATTTTGATTTACATATTGTCTTATGTCTTTATCAAAATTTAATGGTTTGTCTGTCCCCTTAACATTAGAGTTTCTCCTTGAAGAAACGATGTATTTGTGAAGGTAAAATAAATTTTTATTTTGATTATCTATGGGTTTGAGAACTTCGTTACTCCAATTACCCATCTATTTAATCTTCCTTCCAACTAATCATCAAGTTTTGTCCATCTAATTTTTCGGTAACATTGTCTTCACGACTCAACTTTCCACCGAGTCCATTTTCAATGATTTTCTTCAAATCACCAAATGTCAAATCTTTATCATCAAATGGATGTGCCATATGTCCATAAGCACCACCTTCATTAAGTAGTTCTTTATGGACTATATCATTCCACCATTCCTTTGTTAAAGGACTATATTTATCTTTTTTCATATTCATAAATATTAAATCTCTATACTTTCGAGTTCTTTTTGGGTTTCCTCTTTCATTTTTGTATACTCTTCAAGTGCTTCTGATGCCATTTTTTCAACTTGTTCTGTATTTTGACTCCACTTTTCTTTCTCTAATTCAATATCTTTTACACCCACAGACTCTTGAATTTCGTAGGGTTTAGAAGCTTCTTCTTTCCAATTTTCAACACTCAAGACCATATCATCAATCCAAGACAATTTGTTTTTCAATACTTTCTGTCTTTCCCAATTTTCAAAAGTTCCCTTAGCTCTTAGTTTAGCCTCAAATTTAACTTGACAATCAAAACAATGATTGTATAATCTATACATTTTGTCATCTAAATGACTCTTCATCGTCTTGGTACAAGATGGACAAAACCAAGGTGTCCTTGCCTCTTTAAGAACATCCGACCTATTTGATTTTTCTTCTCGTTCTTTTAATATCTGTTCTTGTCTTTTTTTCTTTTCTTCAATGTCTTCCATCTGAACAAAAATCTTTTTCTCAACTTTTTCACCACGAGCAACTCGACTTATATTTTTAATCTGTCGAGACCTTTCTCGTGAATTGGTTGATAATATACTATCACTCATAACCTACTCCTAAAATGTCATTAAACCAGTAATCTGATTGATTGGTGCGAATGCTCCAGTAAATTTATATGTTTTTCCTTTATATTTAAAAACAATACCTTCACTTGGAACAATGGCATCTAATCCACCAATAGCATTCAATCGGTCTAATTGTATTTTTAATCTGTTTAACTTCTTTAAATCTTTCTTACCTTTAACATCCTTGATTGCTGCGTCAAGTCTTTTCTTTATACCTTGAACAGCTGAATCAGGTGATGCTGCTAACCAACCACTTACATTCTTCATAATTTCTGCACCAACATCAAAGAATAATATTTCAAATGGTTTCATATTTTCTTTAACCATTCTAGCATGGTCTTGTTTATCTGTGGTTAATACCCAATCCAAAAACTTTGGTTGGTCTTTAAAATCCTTTCTGATATCAGTTACCTTATAACTCTTATCAAAGAATGCCCATCTTTTAGTTAATTTTTTCAATTTTGTAGCTGGAATTGTAAATCCATATTGTTTTCCAGCATTAAATATAAATTCTTCCCAATAACTTTGATGATACTTACCTAATGTATCGTTATCTTTTAGACCATATTCCTTCTGTAATTTATTTAATCTACCCAAGTATTGTCTTTTCTTCGTTCCGAAGTTTTGTGTCTTTGGTACTTTTAGAAAATTTGGTTTTCCGATATTATATTTTTTCTGTACATTTTGATTGACTTGTTTAATCATACCAGCTAACATTCTAGCACTACCCTTGACTTCTCCTACGACATTTCCATCATCATCGTATTCGAGTGCTCCATGAAATATTATCTCAGCTTTATCATAGTCAATAACATTTGCTGACTTAGGCCACATTACTTCTAAGTTCATGAAAGCCTTTCCATTCATAAAAATTTTATCTCTCTGTTTTACACTTAGGGATTTAATAGCCCTTTGTAAATCTTGCATCGCAAAAACAAAAGCATCTGATATATCACCTCGACCTTTGAACTTTGATTTCATACCTTTCAAATCAAGTGCCGTCTCACCTTTGTTTTTGAGATGACCTTTATTACGAGCTGCTATTAATTTACCTTCTGATAATAATTCATTATCTTTTTCTGTGGCTAGTTGACTAATCTTATCGGAATCTTCAATATCGAGTTGGTCAATCTTCCAAGTATCATCAACCTTTACATCTTGTTTTGGTGTCATCATAAATTTTACTAATTCCCATCCAATGGATTGATTAATTTCTGCCTGTCTTTGTGCATACTTTCCATATGGTTCATCTACACTCTGCCAGTTCTTTCCACCTTGATTTATTGTTTTTCCATAGGTTACAGTTTTTACCATTTGGTCATCTAAACTATCAAATGATAAACCACCTTTCGGTCTTGGGTCTTGAGCTGAATCACTCAATACATAATTTACTAATTCCCATCCATGTTGTTCTGCCCATCTTTTTGATATTCTATGATAGTCATCGAAGTTTTGAAAGAAGTCATACAATCCCTCATCACTTATGGATGGTATACTATTTCCAATAGCAGAACTTTCTTTTATTATTTTACTTAGGTCTTTCTCTTGTAGAAATTTATCATAGGTTTCGTATAGTTTTCTAAACTTATTGGTCATCATGTTATACACACCTTTATCAAAGTAACCAAAAGCTTGTTTGAATAGTTTTGGTCTTTCGTTATCTTCGATTTTAGGTGAACCTAATAAGTCTCTCATCACGGTTCCACTTACTTCCTTACCACCAACCTTTACTGATTGATGTGGTGCTACCATGAAGTATCCGTGTTCTTCATAACCTTTTAGATTTCTTTTGTTTTTATTATAATCTTGAAAGTAAGATGGTGAACCATCTTTCTTTTTACCACCACTTAATCTACCAGCATCCTTTTCCCCAAATATATATATCACTGCGGTAGTCTTAGGGTCGTACTTTTTCAGCACTTCTTCTGCCTTCAATGGTGATGCCGCTTTGATTATACGATTCTTTGGTACACCCATCTTTACCATGTGTCTAACCTTTTCACTAAAGTTCATTGGATGTCTTGGTGGTTTTTTGATGTTGGATGTGGTAATGTATGCATCATCGACCTTTGACTTTAACCACTTATATGTCTTGAGATGATGTGGCCCGAATGGTTGATATCTACCACCATATATTCCCACTACCTTTTTAATTTTTTGTTCGTTTATGGTATTCTCACTCATAATCTTTTGCTTTTCAATCCATTTTTTACCACGATAGTTTTTTACAGGTTTACGGATAAATTTTCCAATACCTTTCTTGACCAACATATTAAATTTCTTTTCGGCTTGTTTTGGACTTAGAGTATTTGAGTTATCCACCATCATGAAGTTTTCATTACCAAATAATCCTTGAAAATAAATCTTATTCTTCTGCACTTCGTTCCAAGATGTTTCAACTATTTCAGGATTAAGTTTTCTTGGTCTTTCCATGTTTCTTTTTTGTGCTACATCTAAATCAGTATGAACAAATACCATGTAACAATCATAACCAATTTCTTCTAATTCTTTCTTTTGGTCTTTTATTTTATCAAACTTGTGACCAGTACCATCGATTATCATTCCTAATCTACCATTCATGTAAAGTTTTTTACGAGCAGTCGTAAGTTCTTTTGCTCTGCTTCTTAATCCACTATAATCACCATATGTTGGGTCTGTAAGTTGTCTAAATAACTCATCGGGCATATCATCTAAGTCCGTCCCAAATCCATATTTATTCAACATCCTTGTTAATTCTTTATCTTGATTTACGAGTTTAAGTCCATAAGCAGATACATTGACCTTCTTTGGTATTCCGTATAAACCACTCGCAACAAACGACTTACCACTACCTGGCCCACCAGCTAAAAATACCGCTTTCAAAATACCAGGATCATTTATTCCTTCATTTACGGAATCATTAATTCCTCTACCACCTATATCCATAGTTTTAGAAAATTTCTTTAGTTTTGGAAAAGCTCTAAACTTACTGAGTTTATCTTGTTTTTGCCATTTCATCTTATCAAATACCTTCATTCTTGTATGTTGACTTACTATATAATAAATATCGGCTACATTACCACCCATTGATTTAATCCATTTCTTGTACTTTAGAACCAACTTGGCTGAAACTTTTTCATGTCCATAGTGTGTCCAAAATCCTTTCTTTGGATGTAGTTTTGCAGTTGAATCTTTACCAATATCATGAAATAAAGCAGAAAGTGCAAAATCTATATCACCAGTCCTTAATGCTCTATTTGTAACTGCTATAGTATGTTTTAAAACATTACCTTCAGGATGAAAATCCCTTCTTTGGTCATAGTTCTTTAGATTATACACTCTTTTCTTTAAATCTATAGGAAGTGCATTATAGATATCCTTAAATTTTTTCGGCTTCTTACGAACTGCTATTTCATTTTTATTGTTGTCAATTTCTCCTATGGTGTGATATCCTATGAGTGCAACGGCTAAATCTCTATCAGAATCTCCTCTGAATTGTTTCTTTACTTTTTTATAATTCTTTTTAATCATTTTTTTAGCGGACTTTTTAGAGTGTCCGTACATCTGTAAAAGTTTTTCTATTGAACTTATCTGTTGTTTATTTTCATTTAAAAACTTTTCTTTTTCCATATTTTGTATGGCTTTACCTATTTCTCTACCCTTTAAATCTTTTGACACATCACTTCCTTTAACTGATAGTTTAAATCTGACTAACTTTTTAAAATCTTTTTTAATGTACTTACCCCATCTGATAATTTGTTTATCACTTAGAGTGGTCTTTTCTTGAAACTTTTTAATCAAGAATATGTTCTCAGGTTTAAATGATTGTAACACATTCAAGAATTGTATGTTAACAATATCTTGATTAGGATAGGCTAAACCATTCAATTTCCGTATAGAATTTACATCATTTTTTCGTAAAATCCAAGCTAAAAATAAAATATAATCATTTTCATTTATATACGGAATACTAACTTGATATCTTGGAAGTATTTGTTTAGTGAATCCTAACTCGTCAGCAAGTTGTAAATATTTTTTGGGTTGTTT